TAATAGCATTAGTATATTTCTTTATAACCGCTTTTATTTCGCTTAAAGGTGTCGCTAAAAGTGTTGGTAGCGTATTTGTACAATTATTATCAATAGCGACATTTATATTCTTCCTATTATTTGTTGTATATATATATTATGCTTTTGAATATGTAAGATATTTGACTAATGAAAAATGCAAATGTTCGGAAGATATGTCAAGAGATGTCATTGCTATCGGCACTATGATTTCTTTATTCTTATTCATTACCTTATTATTTACTATAATAATAATACCTATATTACTTAGCACATTAAGCTCGCTATTAGAAAAAATAGAAGTATTTGAAGATGAAGTTGAAAATACTATACGTAATCCATTAAAAACTATTAAAACCACTCCTAGCAGAATTGCAAATTCTGTCAATGATGTCGGTAAATTTGTTAAAAAGAATGCTATTAAACTTAGCAATTTAAGAAAAAATAAAAAAAATTAAAATAATTTATTAAAACATCATTTTTATATATTTAATGTACGCTTATCATTATTTACCTTGTTTCGTTTTGCATTCGTTTTTTTTAATATATGAATATCGGCAGTATCTTCAATAATAGAAGTTATTTCTTCATCGCTTACAGATAATGTTTCAATGCGGTTGTCAAAATCATCATCTATCGATATTTTACTATGTACGTTTTTAATAATATTATCTATATCTTCCGTTGTATTATTATAAGAAGCACGCTCATTTGAAATAGTTGGTTTTTGATAACTTTGAGATTGTATAGTAGAAGACATATCGCTTGTTAATGAACCGAATAAATTATTAACCATCCCAAATATTCCCATACTATCGCTCATACCTGAATTTTTTTGTGATAAATTTTCACGTTGATTTATATTATTAACATTTTGCGGTATTGTATTACCCATCATATATTGTTTTGCTGCTGCATTTTGAAACTGTTTCATTAATTCGGGATCTGATTTTAGTACATTTTCAATATCGGGCAAAGGTTGGTCTTTAAACATTCTACTTGTTAAATGAAACATAAACGCACTTCCAGACAATGATATGAATAATCTTAATTCTGGTGCCATTTTTTTACCAGTTGATTTATATTTATAATGTAATTCTTCAAAAATATCATCATAATCATTTATATTCTCGTTTACTTGTTCTGACCATCCGTCTAATTTAATAGAAAAAGGATCATATCTATTATTCATATATTCGGAACCCGAAACAAATGCCATTAACATTTTTTGTTGAAATCTAATACTTCCATCAAGCTCTTTTTCTTTTATAATTCTACTATATTCAGATTTCATTTCTTCTAAATCGGAATTCATATTAAATTTAAAAGGTATTTTATACCCTTTTGATTCTAATCTATCTAATTGATAAATAATTTCTCTCTTTTCGTTTAATTCTTGTTTAATTATATCCTTTGGGCTCATATATTTTTTTTTTATTATTCTACTATCTTGGCTTTGATAACTTCCACCGCTACCACCACTCTCCCCGCTCTCTCCACTCCCCCCACTTTCATCACTACCGTCGCTACCACCACTACCACTACTACCATCGCTACCATTACTGCTATTACTCGCATCGCTACTCACACTTCTCGTATCACTAACATCATCATTAATAAATTTCTTTTTATTTTTAACATTATTATAACCCGTATCGCTACCGCTTGTTGAACCGTCAATGTCTTTATCACGATTAAATTTATTTTTATAGATATTTTTAATATTATTCATATATTTAGCTTTTTCATATTTACTATTTGAATTTGAACTAATTTTAGAAGAACGCGATGAACGTGATGACATTGAAATAACATCATCGCTTATTTTTTTTTTATTAAATAAATTATCATCTATAAATGTATTTTTATTGGGTATATTAAAATTAAAAGAATTTTTAAATGTATCTTTATTCAATTCTATCAAGTCTTCATTTTTATTATTTAAATTAGATATTAATGACATATTATATATTTATTGATAATCAAATGTTTATATATTTACAATAATTTATATAATAAATATAATACGCATATTTTATTTTTTTCCTATAAATTCTATCCATTTTCTAAAAAATACCCTTCCTGTTTTATAAATATATTCAGGGTGAAATTGTATACCTAAAATTTTCAATTTTTTATCGTATATAATAACAATTTTTTTACCCATTTTTTTAACAATTTTATAATTTTTATTTATATTAATTACATAATCTTGATGAGAATAAGTATATTCTAATTTTTTAACTTTAAATGGATATGATATATTTATTTTTTTTGTATATTTTTTTATACCATTTTTAAAACTATTAATGTTCGACTTTTTACCATTTTTAATTGATAAATATTGTAAACCATAACATATCGCAAGAATAGGGATTTTATAATTAAATATTATATCAGGAACTTTAGGAGAATTTTTATTTAATATAAAAAAATCAGAACCACTAACTATAATTCCTAAAATTTTTTTTGTTTCAATTATTTTTTGAATTCCATTCGTATCATGATACCGTTTGATATATAATTTTGCGTTTTTACCAATCGCTTTTTTGTATAGCAAATGTTGTTTTTTCCAATCCCAATTATCGCTATACATAGATATCAATAGAATATTCATTTTAATATAAGCAATTATATTTTTCTAAAGGTTCGTTTTTAATATTTGCTCTAATATATGAAACAGCTTGTAAACACGAATCGCTTAAATCGTCTTTTTTTTTATTTTTGCTGAAGATGTCCAACAACCTTTGATTATTTTTAATATAGTTTTCACATATTTCTATACTTAATTTTTTATTTAAGATATATTTGCTTCTTTTAAAATTTTTAGAATTTTTTTTATCATCTATATCTTTATCAATAATGGGTAAAAAGTCGTGAGTTTTCAATTTTAATGATGCATTGACTAATATAACATTTTCAACAATACCATCCCAATGTTTTAATAAACTATAGTAATTATATATAATATGTTGTATAGTTTTCATAATACCATTTAAATTAGATGGTTGATTCTCTATTAAAACATAATTAATAATATTTATATCATTCTCCTTTAAAAATCCAATTATAATATCCATTTCATTATAAATGCGCAAACATATGTCGTCTATACATTTAAATTCTTTTTTCGTATCTGCCAATGTTATGATACGCCAATCTATAATTTCTATTTTATCTGTTTTTTTTAATATACATAGTGCTAAGTTTTTAACACCTACATCAAAACTTATATATATCATTGTTATTAATAATCTAATATATTTAAATCTTTATACTTTTTACCATATTTGATATTACATTTTTATTAAATTCCTTAACATTATTATATTTAATTAATACAATAATATCCCTCCAAAATGTATCATTAATATAAGAAGAATTATAATTATTAATATTTCTATGTTTTTTATATAACCATTTATATATTTTTTCTTGCTTTTCTTGATTATATAGTTGTGAAACATTATGCATTTTTCTATTAGAAATCATTTTCTTTATAAAATTTTTAAATTCATCATATTTAAAATAATTGGTAGGAATTATATCCCATAAATTAATAAATTTAATATAATTATATGAAGGGCATAGTAAAAAATTATCAAGATAATCTATAAATGTATTATTATTATCTATTATTAATAAAGACTTTGATATGTCATGATTTTTATTGATTTTCATAGTTTTTTTTATCATAGGCATTATTTTTCCAACAGATTTTTTAATGTTTCCATTTTTATCAATTATACAATTATCTCTTGTAAATATAGGTCTATTAAATTTAATATTATTTTCCTTTTCTATAATATTTATCTCTTTATATGCCCATTCTTTTTCAGATGCTGTATAAACAAATATATAGCTATTTGGATATATTTTTTTTATCATATTCATAAATACATTAAAATATGGTCTTATTAATAAAGAATTTTTATTATAACTATTTTTTAATATTGTTTCACATTTTGCTTTATCTGATTTAAATATTTTTAAATTATTTTTCATCATATTTTGTATATTATAAATATCACATTGATAACTACAATCACCTATAATTGTACCATCTAAATCTATTAAGAAAACAAATGGTTCCATAAACTCTATTATATTATATTATTAATATAATAGAAAATATATGGATAATAATATTTCATTTTTCATAGGAGGGAAACAGTATATTATTGATGAAAATAATATCACAAAACATTATACAAATGAAATATCAACACAAAGCAACCAAAATACAAATAATTCATTCGCAAATATGAATAATATAATAAATTATAAAAATAACAAATATAATCTTGATAAAAGGATTATGTATTATAATTATATTCATAAAAAATTATCGACAATTTCTAATAATAAATGTCTTGAAAAGAAAAAGTTTGACAATGTAAATTATGGTTATACAATTGATGGCAAAATTAATTTAATAAAAATCATTGGTACAAAAAGTTCTTATGGTGTTATATATATAACAAAAATCAAAAATGTAATAGGTAAATATCCTGTAGTTTCAAAACTTCTTACATCTAATAAAGATAATTTAAAAGAGATTAAAATAAACACAAGCGTTACAAAAAAAATAGTATTAAATAAATTTTCTAAACATTTTTTATTAACATATAAGGTTATTAATTGTAAGAAAAAAAAAAATAATCTTCCAGAAAAAATTAATAATAATAAATATTATATTATTTTAAACGAATTAGCTCATGGTGATATTAAACAGTTATTCGCTATAAAAAAAATTGTAGATAATAATAGTTTAGTATATAATATTTTTATTCAAGTTATATTATCTATACTTACTTTTCATAATATAGGATATATACACCGCGACTGTCATTATGGGAATTTTTTATATCAACGTGTTAATGACGATGGGTATTATCATTACAAAATATATAACAAAGATTACTATTTAAAAAGTTGCGACTATAACATATTAATATATGATTTTGGATTATCAAAAAAACATAATTACACAAGAAAGGATAATGTGAAACTATTTAAAGATTATTACAGAATACATCATGCTTTTTTAAATAAAAGTTTTTTCAGTAATCCAAATAAAGTTTGGAATGAAAAACAGCAGATATCATTTGAAGTTTCATTATATGTCAAAAAATTTATATCATTAATATATAATTTAAATGAAAAAAATGATTATATTGATATTATAAATAAACATATTTTACCTTATTTTATTATTAATAACAGTGATATATTTCTTAACAAAAAACCTCTTAATTCTAAAATAATAAATAAGACGCCTTTTATTATAAAACCGCAAAAAATATAATTAACTATATTCATTAGATTTGATTAAGTTTATTTTTATCTTCTTCCAATTTCTTTCTCCTTTTTTCTATATATTTTGACATGCTTTCAAACCCTGAATATATAAAATTATTTAACATTTCTTCTGTAAGTGTCATTATAACACCTTTATTTTTAAATTCAAAATTCATTAATTTTATATCAGGATAGTTATCTGGTATATAATAATAATCAATATTATTATGGTCTATATGGTCTTCCGTTACAATTTTAACTCTTTTTTTTTCATATATATTTATTAATTGTTTCAATAAAAACAATACACTTATTTTCGGTTTAGGAATATCAACATCATCTACAATTTTTTTATGATAATTTTTATGTATTAGAAGCCCCAATATATTTTCATAAGGAACGTTTTTAAATATATTAATAGGTAAATTATTAGTTAAGCCACCATCATAATAATAATCATCATCTATTTTTGTAGGTTTAAAAAGTATAGGTATTGACATTGAAGCTGAACAAGCTTTAAAAACGCAAACATCGGGGGTATCTTCTATGCAAAATATTTTATTTTTGCATGTATATATGTTCGTAGTAGATACATAATAATTTACCCCAAATCGTTTTGCTAAATAAGAAAAAGTAATATTTTCATCTAAATTGTTATATTTTTTATTAACCTTATCTTTCATATGATTAGTCAATAAATCTATATTTGTTAGACCACACTCGGTTATAATTTTAATACAATTTTTATAAGGGATTTTGCATAATTTTTCATCATTAATAGCAAGCATAAGAATTTCTTCTATATCTTCAATATCCAATTTAAATGCAATAGCTAATCCAATAAAAGCACCTATTGATGTTCCTGAAATATGAGTAATATTTTTATGTAAATTTTCTAAATACAAATATCTTAATGCTCCTATATATACTACGCCTTTCATTCCACCACCAGATATAGCTAAATGTGTTATATTTAAGTCACACATATAAGTTATTGATATAATTAATATTAATTTACTTATATATATTAGATTTTGGTCATATATTAAAGTTATATTCATTTACATTTACATTGTAATATTTTAATGCTTCCAACGCAGAATTGTTTTCGGCTTCCTTTTTATTTTTTCCTGTTGATGTAGATATAATAGTACCATTTCTATCTTTTACACAATATGTAAATAATCTATTATTATCCTTTATATTAACTGACAATTCTTTAAATTGTGGTATATCTTGTAAATAATGCTGCATATATGATACAAGCATATCTTTATAATTATTCTTGATTCTAATTAATTCGCTAAAATCTATATAATTTTCTATAATATATATAATCCACGATTCAACAATAAAATAACCTGCCCCAGAGTAAGGAGCAATTCTAATATTTTTTGGCAATAAAACTTCATCTTCTTGTGATTGAAAATCTGTATAAAGGGCGCCTATAAAAGCTTCGAATATATCCTCCATAATCTTATAATTAGTTCTCCCATTAGAATCTTCAACTTGCTTTGATATTATTGCATATCTTGGAAAACCTATTTTATCGGATAAATATCCTAACATTTTTCCATTAACAATCTTAGTTCTTATTTTGGATAAAAACCCTTCACTTTGATCTGGAAATCTATTATATAAATAACTCGCTACTATCATACCTAACAATGAATCTCCTAAAAATTCTAATCGTTCATATGAAATATCTTGGAGAGGTAAACAATCATCCGGACATTTTACATTACTTTTTTCAAAATCAGTATTCTTCATCGTACAATATGATTTATGAACAAAAGCAACACGATATAAATTAATATTTTTGAATTCTATATCTTTTAAACCATTATTATCAAATAATAATCTTAAATCATTAGTTTGAAGTAATATATTTTTATTATTATATGGTAGATTATCACTGTCAATATCTTTTGTTTTATTATGAATATTTTCAATTCTCTTCATTATTTATTATATTTTAATTTAATAATTATATAATATCATTTTTTCTTTTATATTATTAATATTTTTTATATAAATATTAATATATAAATATTAATAGTATATTTCTTTTAAATAGAATAACATATAAATGAGTTATAATAATACAGAGGGTATAATACCAGCTATACAACTTAACTCAGTTGGTATAGGATTTCAATTAG